GTTTTGCAATTGACTCTTGATCCAGGTGATGCTCTTTATGCGGTGACTACTTCAGGCACTTATAGTCTTGGAGTGATTGTGCAGAAGCAGGACTAATGCCATATTTTATTTCTAAGTCTGCTCAAGGTTGGGACACTGTCAAGGAAGATGGCACTGTTCTTGGTTCTCACGCTGACAAGAAGAAGGCTATTGCTCAGATGGTTGCTTTGAGTATTGCTGAGAAGATGACTCCTGGCGGTGAGTTGAAGCGTGCTGTTGAAGCGGGTTCTTATACTCCGCCTGCGGGTGTTGCTGAAGCTGCTTCTAGGGCTTTGAAGTGGATTGCTGATGGTTTTGCAGGTAATGGTTTTACTGCTGTTGGTAGAGCTAGGGCGCAACAGTTGGCTTCGGGTGCTGATGTTTCGGCTGATGTTGTAAACAGAATGATCTCTTATTTTGCTCGCCATGAAGTTGATAAGTCTGCTGTTGGGTTTGACCCTAGAGATGAAGGTTATCCTTCACCTGGTCGAGTTGCTTGGGATGCTTGGGGTGGCGATGCAGGTCAGGAATGGGTAAACAGTTTGCCTAGTGAATCTGCTGTTAGGGCAGCAGGGGACAGAATTGGTATCTCAGATTTTGACGATACGCTTTATGTTTCTGGCGGTTTGAATCAGGCTGTCTATTCTTACATTGAAGCGCAGGATGTTGATTTGGTTGTTGTTACTGGCAGACATGAATCGAATCGTGAAGAGACTACTGCTTTATTGAATAAACTTGGAGTAGATTATTTAGCTTTGATTATGCAGCCAGATAATCAAAATGATAGTGCCGCCTATAAGGGTGCTGTTGCTGAAAAGTTTTTGGCTGATGGATTGGATGTGGTTTTTGTGGTTGAAAATAATGCTGAAGCTCGTGCTGCCTATAAGGATGCGGGTGTGAGTGTTGTTGTTGATCCTGCGGATTTACCTGAATCAAATGAAGGAAGAGCTATGGAAGAGATGTCAGTTACCGAGTTGCAGGATAAGGTTTACAGTTTGAAGGATGATGCTTTAGAGACTATCGCCAAGCTCTCTGAGACTGTCTATAAACTTTGTGAAATTGTTGACTCTATGAGTGAGCCTGCTCTTGTTGTTGAGCCTTTGGATGTTCCTGCCGAGATGTTGGTTGAAGAAGATAGTGTTCGTTTTGTTGAGCCTTCTAAGGTTGCTGAATTGCATGAGCGCGGTGAGCGTGTAACTAAGGGCATTGAACAGCGTGTTGCTTTTCAGGATTTAGAGATTCGCCAGGATGGTGATGGCATGACCTTGCGCGGTTATGCAGCAGTATTCAATTCACCTTCTCAGCCTTTGCCTTTTATTGAGACTATTGAGCGCGGTGCTTTTAGAGATTCTTTGAACTCTCGTAATGACATCAAACTTCTTTGGAATCACGACACAAGTACTGTTCTAGGTTCTACTCGTGCAGGCACTCTAAAACTTGTTGAAGATGAGCGTGGCCTTTATGTGGAGAGTTCTCTCCCTGACACTCAGGCTGGCCGAGATGCGGTTATTAGTATTCAGCGCGGAGATGTAACTGGTTTCAGTTTTGGCTTTAGAGTTGCTGCCGGTGGCGATGTTTGGCTTAACGCTAATGAGCGTGTCCTAAAGCGCGTGAACATTCATGAAGTGTCTGTTGGTGTGGCTTTCCCTGCTTATCTAGGAACTGAAGGGACTGCCAATGTTAGATCTGTTACTGATTTGACTGGCAAGATTGCTCGCCTAGCTGAGATTCGTGGAGTGTCTGCTGAAGAGTTGACTGATGCTCTTTTGGCTCTTGAAGCCGGTGATGAGTTGACTGCTCGCCAAGGTGAACTTTTGACTGACACTCTTGGCAAGGTTCTAAAGCAAGATCCTGAAGTTACTAACCCTAACGCGATTTTGGACTTGAAGAAGAAAGAGCTTGATTTGCTGATGAAGCGCGTATAATTAGAGTATTGCCCTTGCGTGGTGTTGGTTGGCAATAAATAAAGAAACCTAACTTTCTTTTCCCCCTGATTTGTCCCAGGGGGTTTTCTTTTATGCGAATGTATATATTGCGGGTATAGACTTTATTTATCAGGTGTGTTTATCCCCTGAGTTTCTGGCTGAGTGTACTCGCCTAATCCCCCTAAAAACTATGTTCTTGAAAGGAACAAACCTAATGAGCGATTTTATTGCTAAGCAGGTTGATGCTAAGGCTAAGGCTTGGCACGAAGCTAAGGAACTGATTGATTCAGTTGAGGCTCGTGGCGGCGTTTGGTCTGGTGAAGATGAGGCTAAGTACTCTTCTCTAACCGCAGACATCAACAAGAGAAATGAACTAATCGAACTTGAACAGCGTGAAGCAAAAACTTCTGAAGCGATTGCTAAGGCTGCTGTCAACTTCAAGGATGCAACTGTTTCTGACAACGAATCAGACATTCTTCGCAAGATGGCTATGGGCGAGATCCGCGGACACGAGTTCCGCGCAATCACCGGTTCTTCAACTGGTGCGCCTGTTCCTACATCTTTCTACAACGAGATTGTTAAGGTTGCTCGCCTAGTAAACCCATTGCTAGAGTATGCAACTGTTATCAACACTGCTTCAGGTGAAAACTTGCAGATCCCTTCACAGTCTGCTTTCTCAACTGCTGCGATCGTTGGCCAGGGTTCTTCAATTGGAACTTCAGAGCCTACCTTCAACGCGTTCACTACTCTAGGCGCTTACAAGTTCTCAGCTTTGTCTCAACTATCTCGCGAGCTTGTTCTCGATGCTGGTGTTGACATTGTTGGTTTCTTGGCTGAACAGTTCGGTAACGCTTTCGGTTATGCAATCGGCAACAAGCTAGTTAACGGAACTGGAACAGTAGAGCCTACTGGTTTCCTTCCTGTTGCTGGTACTGGTGTTACTGGTTCAACCGGTGTATCAGGTGCTTTCACTGCTGACAATGTTATTGACCTTGTTTACAGCCTTGATGGTGCGCTTCGCAGCAAGCCTACTTTCGCGATGCTAGCAAACAGCACTTCTATTGCAGCCTTGCGTAAGCTAAAGGACTCTTATGGTCAGTACTTGTTCAACATTGGTACTGGTCTAGATACTCGCGACCTTGTTCTTGGTGTGCCTGTTATCGAAACTCCTGCTATGCCTAGCCCTGGCACTGGTGTTAACTCACTTGCTGTTGGTGATCTAAAGGCTCTGTATGTTCGCAACGCTGGTGGCCTAAAGGTTGACAGAAGCGATGACTACGCTTTTGGTAACGACCTTGCAACCTGGAGAGCAACTTGGAGAATTGATGGTGCGCTAGTACAGACTGCAAACATCAAGAAGTTCAAGGGTGGAGCTAGCTAAGCCCTTTTCTCCCCGTAAAGCCCCTCAAACTCAAAAGGTTTGGGGGGTTTTTCTTATAGAGTATTTGCATGACAACTAAAGCCGCTATTGCCTGGTATTCAAACTCTCTTAATCAGCCGACTGGTTATGGTACTCAATCTAAGCAGGTCATTGAACGACTTGTTAGGGATGGCCATAAGGTTGCGATGCTTTCTAACTATGGTGGCGAAGGTGTCAATAGCCTGATTGAGACTGGTGCAGGGCTTATTCCGCATTACAGCAGGGGAATGACTCAATATAGTGATGATGTTATGCCTTTGCATTATGCGCATTGGAAGGCTGAGAATCCTAAACTTCCTGCTTGGATGCTGACTTTGTATGATGTTTGGGTCTTTTCAAACCCTGCGCTTGACAGTATTCCAATTGCTTCTTGGGTGCCGATTGACCATCAGCCTGCCCCTGAGAATGTTTTGAAGTGGCTTAGGAAGCCTAATGTTACGCCTATTGCGATGAGTGTTTTTGGTAAGAACATGATTGAGCAGGCAGGTATTGAGAGCGAATATATTCCGCATGCGATTGATACTAAAGTTTTCAAGCCGACTAAGGATTTGCCTGAAGGTATTTCTGGGCGTGAGTTTGTTGGCGGTGAAAACAATTTTGTTGTTGGCATGAACTTTGCTAACAAGGCTGGCGGGTTTATCCATCGTAAAGCTGTTGCCGAGAACTTTCTTGCTTTCGGTATGTTCGCTGCTAAGCATGATGATGTTGTTTTGTATTTGCATACTGAGCCTTATGGTAAGCAGTCTGGTTTTGTGTTGCCTAATATTCTTGCTGCTTGTGGTGTCCCTGCTGAGAAGGTGAAGTTCGTTGACCCGATTGCTTATCAGTATGGGATTAGTCAGGAGAGTTTGGCTGCGATCTATTCGGGTTGGGATGTTGGCTTGTTTACTAATTATGGTGAAGGCTTTGGAGTCCCGCAGGTAGAGTGCCAGGCAGCGGGTGTGCCTATTATCACGAGTAACTTTGCTGCTTCGGCTGAGCTTGCTTCGCCTGATAGTTTCCTAATCAATGGTCAGCCTTTATGGGATGCCGGTCAACATACTTGGTTCAATGTTCCTAATGTGCAGGCTATTGCTGATGCTCTTGAGCAGGCTTACCAGCGGGGGCGTAAAGAGTTCCCTGACACTTTGGCTTTTGCTCAACAGTATGATGCCGACAAGATTTATCAGGAGAAGTGGAAGCCACTAGTCAAGAAGTTATCTGAGAAGTGATCCCTGTTTTAGGTTTCTTGACTTATTCAAGATTTGATATGGCTGACCGCTTACTTGCTTCTATTGATTACCCTGTTGAGAATCTTGTTATTGTGGACAATTCGGGAAGGCGTGAGTATAAGCCTGTAAAGCCTGAGCTTGTAAAGAACTTATGGTTTATTCAGTTGCCTTATGGTTTGGGTTATGGCGGGGGTTTGAACCTGATTGTGAAGAGTACGCCTTTTGCGCCTTACTGGGTTTTGGTGAATGATGATTCTGTTTTTGAGCCTGGTGCGCTGGAGAAGATTGCTGAGCAGGTTGATACTCAGGCCATCAACTTCCTAAATATTTATCCTTCATGGTCAGGGTTTGTTTTGGGTGAAGGTGCAGTTTTGAAGGCTGGTTTGTTTGATGAGCGTTTTCACCCAATCTATTTTGAAGATAACGATTATGAGCGCAGGCTGGAGCAGGCTGGGGTAAAGACTAACTTTATTGATGCTTCTTTGAGACATGACAATTCAAGCACTTTGGCTTCAGGGTTTCAAACTAATAATGATTTGACTTTTCAGCGCAATCATAAGCTCTTTGAGAAGAAGGTTGCTGAGCAGGATTACAGTGAAGGTAACTGGAGTTTGCAGATTAGAAGGGCTAACAGTTGGGAAAAGTAGTTTATACAGGGGGAACTTTTGACTTGTTCCATTCGGCTCATGTACGCTTTCTCAAGGCTTGTAGAAGGCTTGCAGGGCAGGATGGGGAAGTTATTGTGGCTTTGAACACTGATGCCTTTATTCAGGCGTATAAGGGCAAACCGCCTATTATGAGTTTTGCTGAGCGTAAAGAAGTTTTACTGGGTTGCAAGTATGTGGATTCTGTTATTTCTAACATTGGCGGGGCAGACTCCAAACCTAGCATTGAGCAGGTTATGCCTGACTTTATTGTTATTGGCGATGACTGGGCGAGAAAAGATTATTACGCTCAAATGCAGTTCTCTAGGGAATGGTTAGATCAGTTAGAGATTCAGCTTGTTTATGTCCCTTACACTCCTGGCATCAGTACTACTGATTTGAAAGCCCGCATTACTGCTGGCAAGGTAAACTAATAAGGACTTTAGGAGTTTATTTTGGCAGTTACTAACGGCTATTGCACTCTTGCGGATGTGAAGGCAGCGCTTCGCATTACTGATTCTGTTGATGACACTTTGATTGAGCAAAGCATTAACTCAGCTTCTCGCATGATTGACCAATACTGCAACCGGTTCTTCTATTCAACCGCTTCGGGTGTTGTCCGCTATTTTCAGGCAAATGATGGCTTTATGTGTTGGATTGATGATTTACAAACATTGACTGAGCTAAAGACTTCTTCAACTGATCCGCTAATTTTTGATACAACTTGGCAGAGTGGCGATTATCAGCTTCTGCCGCCTAATCAACTGGCTAATGGTGCGTATTCACCTTATACAGCGATAACCGCAACAGATAATTATTTATTCCCTGTTTGGGCAGATATTGCTTTAGTAAAAGTAACTGGAACTTGGGGTTGGGCTAGTGTTCCTGAGCCAATCAAGTTTGCTTGCATTATCCAGGCTTCAAGATTATTTAAGCGCCTTGAGTCTCCGCTGGGTGTTGCCGGTGTTTCTGACATGGGTATTATGCGTGTTGGTTACAGCATTGATGGCGATGTTGCTCAACTAATCAATCCGTTTAGGCTGCTTAGAACAGGCGCATAATGGCTATCAGCAACCTTAGAACAGGGTTAGCAAATAACCTAGCAACTATTTCAGGGCTGAGAGTTGTTGAGACTTTGCCTGATGTGGTCAACCCGCCTATGGCCATGATTGGTATTGAGCGAGTCCAATACAACAAGCAAAACAATCGCTCTATGGCCGAATACACTTTCAAGGTTACTGTCGTTTTGGGGCGTGTTTCTGAGCGCTCAGCTCAGCAGGCGATGGATGTTTATATTGCTCCTGGTAGCGGTTCTATCAAGTATGCGATTGAATCAGATCGCACTCTTGGCGGTTATGCTTTCGATGTGTTTGTTGCTGAGACAAGTGCAATCGGGGCAGTTAGTATAAATGCATTAGACTATTACAGTGCCGAGTTTTCGGTTCAAGTATTCGCAAGTTAAGGATAAATAATGGCAATCTTTGTCGCAACAGACTTCAGCGTTAGCATCAATGGTTCTACTGCTTTGGCTTCATACCTGACTCAGGTTGAGCTAAAGACTTCTGCTAACGACATTACAACTACTGCTTTTGGTAGCACTTGGGTTAGCCGCGTTGCTGGCCTAAAAGAAGGTTCTCTAACACTTCAGTTCAATCAGGATTATGCTGTTTCAACAGTTGATGCAACTCTTTGGCCTTTGCTTGGAACTAACGCGACTGTCGTTATCAAGCCAACAAGCACTGCAACTTCAAGCTCAAACCCTGCTTATACTGCAATCTGTTTGGTTACTGATCTAACTCCTGTTTCAGGTAACATCGGTGACTTGGCTACTTTCTCAGTTACTTGGCCTACAACTGGAACAGTCTCTCGCGCAACAGCCTAATTTTTAGGTTAGGGTTATTGTATGAATCAGATAACTCTTACAATTACTTTTGTTGATGGCACTATTTTAGAAGTAAACACTTCGGCTGGCGATGTAGTCAAATGGGAATCCTTTTTTGACTTAGGCATTGACAAGCTTGAAAAGGTTACTCACCTTCTTTACCTTGCGTGGCTTGCGATTAAGCGACTCAAAAAAACTGGCGAAGAGTTTGACAACTGGGTTGACCTTGTTTCGATTGTTGAGGTTGCTGACCCAAAAGCCTAAAGCCTTTAGGTATTGACTCTTTTCATTGGTTGATTGCTAATCTTGCGGTTGCAACAGGTATCGCCCCTAGTGTTCTAATGGAAGAGAGTGATCGCATGCTAAATACAATGTTGTTTGCGATTCAGCATCAAAGGGGCAACAATGGCTGATGACATCGTTTATAACGCTAAAGAAATAGTGAAGGCGTTGAATCAGCTTGAGCCTGGTTTGAAGAACGCGATGGTTAAAGAGATGCGGGTTGTTGCTGCGCCTGCCATTACTGCTATCAAGGCTGCTATCCCTAAAGTGAATCCTTTTGAATCTAAGGTTCGCCCTGTCTCTAATACTCGTGGCCGTTTAGGTTGGGGAGTTGGCAGGAAACCTGATGAAGTGAAGTTTAGTTTTAAAACTAAAGCGTCTAAGAAGTTTGCGGTTACTTCTCTTGCTAGTTTGCGTGTTAATTCTCCTGCGACTGCTCTTGCTGATGTTGCCGGTAAAGGTTCAGGTGTACCTAGAAGAACTGTAACTAATTCGTATTCTTGGAAAGGTGTCACTAGATCTCACCGAGTAACGACTCAGGGTAGGTCAATGATTAGACACTTGAAGAAGAATAATGACAATAACTTTGTTTATCCTGGCGTTGAGAAGTCTCTGCCGAGTGTACAGGCTGAGATAAAATTGATACTTGAGAAGTATGCAGCCAAGGTGAACAGGAAACTCAACTAATGTCAGTTATCGTAAAACTCTTATCTAAGTTTGATGATTCAGGCATTAAGAAGGCTAAAGGTGGTTTTGGGGGGCTAAAGAAAGCTATCGGTGCTATTGGTATTGGTATCGGTATCAGTCAAATAACTAATTTGTTGATGGAATCTGCTAAGGCTGCTTCAGCTGACCAGAAGTCAACACAATTATTGAATACTCAATTAGTTCGTAATGCTAATGCGACTAAAACTCAAATAAAACAGTCAGATCGTTTTATAGAGAGCTTATCTCTCCAAACCGGGATCATGGATGATGATCTTCGTCCGAGTATGGGTAAGTTTGTCCGAGTTACTAAAGATGTAAACAAAGCTCAACAACTTCTCACCTTGTCTTTAGACGCTTCGGCAACAACCGGTAAGCCTTTAGAAAAGGTCTCAAATGCTATTTCTCAAGCTTTTGTAGGTAATAGAAAACAACTTGAAAAGCTATTTCCATCCCTAAAAACAAGCAAGGATTTGTTTGGCGATTTGGAGAAGATTGTTGGTGGTGCTGCCATTCAGCAGGCAGATCCTTTTAGCAAGTTCAATAACAGTATGGACATTCTTAAAGAAAAATTAGGTAATTTAGTTTTACCTTTGATTCAGGATTTTGTTGGAGAAATAACTAAACCTGGTGGAGCTATTGAGCAGATTGGCAAGTTTTTTGAACAAGCCGCTAACCCTAAAACTGACATTGGTAAAGCCTTTGCATCTTTGAAAGACAGTATCAAACTTACTTTCGATAATTTGCAGGCTTTGTTTGGTTTGATGGATCCTAATGGTGGCAATAACCCTACTGCTGGTTTTGCTAATTCACTACAAATGATTTCAGATACCATCGGCACTATTACAGATGGTCTAACTGTTACTGTCGCAACTTTTCAAAAAATTGGTGCGGGTGATTACAACGGGGCAATTGCTTTGCTTACATCAGACATTGGTTTAGGTGCTGAATCGGTTAGGCGTGGAATTGGTGTGCAAGATACTCTCAACGCGATAAATGCTGAAACTATCGCGAGAGGTTTTGGAACTCTTTACGCTGACGATAGTTCTGGCACAAATAATGTGATTTTTGGTGGCAAGCCTACTGGCAAGGCTGGCACAGGTATTTTTGCTAACGGTAAAAATAATTTGACTACAACAACAAATAACAACATTACGATTCAGGTTCAGTCTGCTGACCCTAAAGCGGTTGTTGATGCTGTCGTTAAATATGGCAAAGCTAATGGCGGGTTACCTTTTGCAGGCTTTACTAGCAAGGGTAGATAATGCCTGTCCCTACATATTTGATTTATCTTAGTTTTGGTGCTGGTGCGCAAGTTGATGTTACTGCCTATGCAACTAATGTAACTATTGATCGTGGTAGCCCGCGTATTTTAGATGATACTCAGGTTGGTCAGGCAACAGTTAGTTTTATCAATAACGATAGAACTTTTGACCCTTTCAATACAAGCTCTATTCTTTATGATGCTACTAATGGTTATACGCGAGTTCAACCTAACGCTAAAGTCGTTATTTATTCTGGCGGTGTCGTTATCTTCACTGGTTGGGTTCAAAACTGGGATTTCACTAATGATGAGAAGGGACTTGATGCTAGAGCAAGCCTGATGGCTACTGATGGTTTAGGTGTCCTTGCTAAAGCTAACTTCAACCCGACCCTAATTACTGCTGCTAATACTGCTGGGCAATTACCTACTCCTAGAATTGCATCGGCAACGGCAATCTGGGGTTCAACTGCTGTAACTGTTTCTATGGCTGGTAGTGCCGGTAAAACGCCTTTAGTTGGAGATACTCTTGATCAGGGAACAACTGTTTTAGCGTATTTGCAGAATGTTGCTAGAACTGAGCCAGCCTATTTTTGGGGGACTAAAGACGGCAACGCTAAATGGGCTGACCGCAGTTATACCAATACGACTTGGAATCCATCCGCATCGTTGAGCTATAACTATCACCTGACCGCAGGTTTTTATAAAGGCACTGCAACTGATTTATCTAACTGGATTCTTTCAACTGAAGGAACTCCTGTTGTAACAACTAACTCTCAGTATCCTGGCGAGTATGTTTTAGAGTCTGTTCTTTTAGGCTCTGAGCAGGGTTTGCAGTATCAGGAATATGATCCTGTGAAATATAAACCTAACACTGCTTATAGTGTCGCGTTTTGGACTAACGCTGTTGATGTGAGTGCTGAAATACGCTTGATTTACAAGAACCCTGCAACTGGAGCTTATGTAACTAAAGCAACTGTTGCTTATGCAAATACTTTCAGCAATAACACTTGGAAGCGTATCGTTATCGAAAATGTTACGACTGCCCTTGTATG